TCCAATAGTTCCGTTAACAATATTTGCAGAATATCCAACAATAATACTTGCTGTATTTGTAAACACAGGTCCAGTTGACGTAGTTCCTGCACTAACTAAAAGTTGACCTGCAGAGCCTGCCGCAACATATCCGGTAACACCTACAGCACTTTGATATACTACTGTACCAGATGAACCAGCGGATAAATTAGTAGCACTGGTAATTGTACCCGATACTGAGGCAAAAAGTGTTCCACCAACATATAAATTACCACCAATGCCAACACCACCTACAACACGTAAAGCACCTGAACTAGTTGATGTAGCATTTGTGGCATTGGTTAATGTTGTAAGATTTCTAATATTGGTATAACCAGTAGAAGAACTAATTGTTACAGCAGTTCCAGAACCAGCAAAATTAATAGTAGTAGCGGTAGTATTAATTAAATTAAATGTACTAGAATTAGTAGTACCAATATTATTACCATTTACTAGTAAATTTCCACCAAATGTTCCTGTTCCTACTACATCAATATTTCTACTAATATCAGTATCACCACCAACATGTAAATCTTTACCAATACCTACGCCACCTGTTACTACCAATGCACCTGTAGTACTAGAAATAGATGTTAATGTGCTAGAAAGTGTTAGTGTATTATTGTATGTAGGAGCATTGGTTCCGTTACTAACCAATACATTTCCAACAGAGCCTGTATTAATAAAACTTGTTACGCCAGGTGCTGTTTGATATGGAATTTGTCCAGCAGTTCCAAATGCTATATGAGTTGCGGTTGTTGCATTTGCTGCTGTTAATCCAGCAGCAGGAACCCATGTAGGTGCTTGTCCAGATCCATTGGTTTGTAATATATTACCAGAAGATCCTGGTACTAATAATGCAGTAGTATCAGTAGCACTTTGATATACAAGAGAGCCGGTTACTCCACCTGCAATATTAGTAGCAGTTACTGAATACCCTATTAAGAAAGACGAAGTATTGCTGAATACTGGTGTGCCTGTTCCTCCACTAACCAATATATTTCCATCTGTACCAGTTGATACATATCCTGTACTATCTAGATTGGTCTGATATAAAATTTGACCAGGGCCGCCGCCGAGTATATCAAGGGCATATCCTACTTGTATACTACTGCTATTAACAAATATTGGACCAGTAGATGTTGTTCCTCGACTGACTAGCAATTGCCCCGATACTCCTGGGCCGGCAAATGCAGTAACACCAGATGTAGTTTGATATAATAGTTGAGCAGTAGTTCCACTACTTATGTTTGTAGAAGAATTTGAATATCCTACTCTAATACTAGATGTAGTAGTGAATACAGGTCCTGATGTAGATGTTCCAGCACTAATCAATATAGAGCCTGTACTACCAGCAAGTGTAAAACCAGTTCTTCCAGCAGCAGTTTGGAATGGCATTTGACCAGCAGTACCACCAAACAAGTTAGTTGAAGTAGTTGCATTTCCAGCATTTAATGAACTAGTTGATACCCAACTAGGAGCCGAATTAGAACTGTTTGTTTGTAATATAAATCCTGCTGTTCCGGGTGCCAAGAATCCAGTTTGATTTGCCGCAGTTTGATATACTAATGAATATTGTTGTCCACCTGCAAGGTCTACATCTATTGATCCTCTTGTTCCTGTTACTACTTCGTTTGTAATAGTAGCATCTGGAATAAATGTAAGATAACCAGTTCCTTGACTATATCCAAAAAATCCTACTTTAGCACTACCAGAGAAATATTTAAAAGCAATACCTTTATCTTTATTGTCATTGGCTATTAATGGTTGATTATTAGCAAGGCCTCCTAATGTTAAGATAGGATCTGTAATATTAGTCACAGTGCTGTCAACAATAGTAGTCGTACCTTGCACTGTCATATTACCAACTACAACTAAATTATTTTTAATATTGGTATCGCCTGATGATGATCCTATATTAATAGTAGTCCCACCACCTGCAAAATTAACAGTGGTGGCATTGGCATTTAATAAATTAAATGTTGTTTGATTGGTAGTAATATCACCACCTCGAACTTCTAAGTCACCTAATATAGTTTCGCTACTACCCACCCATAAATTGCCACCAATACCAACTCCGCCAATTACTTGTAAACCACCAGTATTAGTTGATGATGCAGCAGTAGCATTGCTTATTGTAGCAACACCTGAAATTTTTACTGTGCCATCAACTTCAAGTTTAGCAGATGCTTCGGCAACTCCAATGCCCATATTTCCAGTACTTGGAACATAAGTTATACCAGTAAGTCCCGATACTCTAACGCCAGAAATTCCACTGGTAGTGTTTATAAATGCAATGTAATTGGCTCTAGTATTACTTGTATCATTAGTAATACCAACATTTGTAGCATTGGCTACAGTTGCTCCACCTGGAAATTCAACCCATGCAGGACCTGTACCATCAGATTGTAAAATATATCCGCTCTGTCCTATTAACAATGAAGTTGTGGTATTTACATTGCTTTGATATAATATAGATCCTGGTTGACCGCCTGCTACATTATCAGCAAGTGCAGTACGACCTACCATCATTGAACCTGTGGTTACAAAGGTTGCCGTTGATCCATCACTTCTTAAGAATGTATCATTTGCACCTATATCAATAAATGCGGTTCTACTAGCAGCAGATTGATATAATAAAGAACCCGGTGATCCACCTACTGTACTTGTAGAATATCCTATTACAAAATTAGATGTACTTACAAAAAGATGTCCAGATGTTGAAGTACCTGCACTAACTAGCAGTTGCCCGTTAGTACCTGGACCAAAGAACCCAGTAGTTCCTGTATTAGTTTGAAAAGGTATTTGTCCTACAGTACCTTGTCGTAAATTAGTAGCAGTAGTAGCAACTCCATATATCGTACCTTTGATATACATATCACCACCAATACCAACACCACCAAATACTTGCAATGCGCCGGTAGTGGTTGATGTAGAAATTGCTGTACTTGATATTGTTGCGGTACTACCTACCCATAAAGTTCTTCCAACACCAACACCACCTACAACTGTTACTGCTCCTGTATTTGTTGAACTAGCAATAGTACTATTGGTAAATTCTATTTGATTATTGGTAGAATTACCTCTATTGGTTATTGTTTGTAATGTACTGGTATTCCATATTGTTACTTCACCGGTTGCAGCACTAACTGCTGTATCAGTACTGGCTATTATCTTAGTTACACCAAATGCACCTATATTGTCTCGAGTTAAGATGAGAGAATCATTAATATAACTAGAAGTTCCAATATATAATGCACCACCAATTCCAACACCGCCTACAACACGTAAAGCACCTGTAGTAGTACTAGTTGCTGCCGTATTATTAGTTAATGTGGTAATATTTCTAATGATTGTATAACCAACAGTAGAACCAATTGTAATTTCTGTTGCTGCACCTGCAAAATTAACAGTGGTAGCATTGGCATTTAATAAATTAAATGTTGTTTGATCAGTAGTGATATCTCCACCGCGGACTTCTAAGTCACCTAATATAGTTTCATTGCCACCAACCCACAAATTCTCAGCAATTCCAGCACCACCTGCTACTACCAATGCACCTGTATCAGTTCCTATAGATGTTGCTGTATTGGTTATAGTAGTTCTATTATTAAGATTAATGTATCCTAAACCGGCTCCAACATTTATAGCAGTTGCTGCACCTGCAAAATTAACAGTGGTGGCATTAGCATTTAATAAATTAAATGTTGTTTGATTGGTAGCAATATCGCCGCCGCGGACTTCTAAGTCACCTAGTATAGTTTCGTTACCACCTACCCATAAATTTTTACCAATACCAACCCCACCTATTACTTGTAATGCACCTGTATTGGTACTAGATGCATCTGTTGATGTTGTAGCATTTATAAATGCAGCATTTAAATTTACAGGGGCTCCTGAACTTACGATTGATAATCCCGATCCACTGGCAGAGATTGTAATGTTTCCAATATATAAACTATTACCGCCTAAAAATAAATCAGCAAACGGAATATCTGCAGAACCTAAAGAAATTCCAGAAATTGCAGGCAATATATTTCCGTATACAGTAGTTGTTCCACCTACATACAAATTGCCACCAACTCCAACTCCACCTGCTACTGTTAGTGCTCCTGTTAATGTACTTGTTGCAGTAGTAATATTTGTAACAGTAACTTGTGTTCTAATAGTTGTATAACCAGAATCTGAACCTACTGTAATTGCTGTTGCATCACCTGCAAAATTAACAGTGGTGGCATTGGCATTTAATAAATTAAATGTTGTTTGATCAGTAGTGATATCTCCACCGCGAACTTCAAGATCGCCAAATATAGTTCCATTGCCACCAATCCATACATTCTCACCAATGCCAACGCCACCTACTACTTGCAATGTTCCAGAATCTGTACTTGATGCACCAGTAGTTCCTGTAAACGTAGCATTAACAGTAAGTAATCTACTATTGCCATAATCATATTTTAAATTATCACTGAATTCGGTTTGTCCAATTCCTATTTGATAAGGAATTGTCATATCTGACCCGTACTTTAAGTTAGTAGCAGTATTTGCATAATCAACAACTGCGGTTGATAAAGGAGCCCATGTAGGTAAGCCGCCGTCAAGTTTTAAAATATATCCATCTGTATCAACTGCAAGGAACGTAGTAACTCCTGCAGTACTTTGATATACTATCTCTCCAGTTGCACCACCTTGAATATTTGTTGCTGTTGTAGCAATACCTGTAAGATCGCCGACAAATAATGGTGCGGTTACTGTATTTCCAACATTTAAATCACCACCAATACCAACACCACCAACAACGGTTAAATCACCAGTTTGTGTATTTGTGCTAGTGGTTGTACCAACTAATTTAATAGCACCAGTTTTAAAAGTACCATATGTACCGCTTACAAAATCTCCTGATCCATTTTCTGTGCCAGTTTCGTACCATTCTAAATATCTCGAATCGCTTGATAATACCAACGCGGCATTTTTATCGCTACCTGAATAATAGTGGAAACGTAATCCAATATCTTTTCCATCATCAATTGCCCATGTTCCAGTATTAGATGGCGGTACATGTATTTCTAATAAATTATCAGTATATAATGAGTTAACACTATAGACATAAGTAGACGAGCCAACAAAAACTACATCACCTTTGAATAGCGCAGAACCATCTACTACTAATGATTTACCAATACCTATTCCACCTGCTACATACAATGCATTGTCAAGAGAAGTACCAGTATTAGCAGATGTGCTACCAATAACTAAATTGTTAGAATATATACCACCGGTTACTACTAACGCTCCAATACTTGCAGTGGTAGCAGCAGTTGCATTAGTAATTGAAACTATACCAGTTGCAGTTACAGTGACTAATCTTGTACCACGTGTAACTGAAAGATCTCTTCCAATTGTTACATCAGTTCCAACTCCGAGTGACGTTCCGACTGCAAGTGATGCACCAATAGATGCAGTAGTTTGTACAGATAAACTTGATCCAATTGCAGCACTAGTTCCTACAATTAAATTTTTTGCGATTGCAGCACCACTATTAGCCTGTAAAGCCTGAGTCTGTCCTGTAGAACTTGTAACCGTGCCCGTACCTTGTACAATCAAACCACTTTTGGTTACGAAATCTTCTGTGATTGCTATCGCCATTTTTTTTATTCCTTTAATTAGGAGACCATTGCCGTCCTTAATACCTTAATCGTTTTTCTTTCTGTATCATTCGGAGTAAAAGTTAGTGATATTGCTATATCGCTACCAGCAACATCTCCTCTTGCACTAAATGTCCCCAACTCACCATCTGTAGTAACCTGACCATACTGTGTTAGATACGGTGTTCCATCATTCTTTGCCGTTAAGGTTATTTCAAGCGCCTCAAATCTAGGATTTGCGGTATATGTAACAGATTCGGAAATCTGTATAAAATACTTTGACGATCTATATTGACTTAACAAATAAGTATCAATTACATGTTCTGTAATCGTATCTACTGTTGTTTTAGTAGAGTCAAATACAGTGTCTGCAATTTGAATGCTTTCTGTATTTACCCTTCCTGCAATACCGACCCCTCCACTGACTATGAGAGCGCCGTTATTTGTTGCACTTGAATTAGTTGAATTAGTAAGATATATAATTTCAGGAGTAGTAGCACCCCGACCTGTTACACTGGCTAATGTTGATATATTGTTAATTAATATGGTTGATGTATTGGTACTTGTATCTGTATAATGTTGTATATTGATATCAGTGCCGCCGTCAGGGCCTTCACTAATATTAAAACTTGCTGTTGTTATTACAGGAACGCCATTTGTATAAAGTTGTCCACCAACGTATAGATCTTTGCCAATGCCAACACCGCCTACAACGTGCAATGCACCTGTATCAGTTGATATTGCATTAGTTGATGAAGTAATAACTACTGTAGCAGCCTCAACTGTGGTAGCAGTAGTCTGTGATTTTAGTATAAGCCACGCACCTGGAGGATCTGTCCATATATATGTTTTTGTACTTCCAGGTGGAGTATATAGATCTCCATTATTTGGAAATTTTGGAAAATTTAAAATTGCCATATGTTTCTCTTTTTAATTAAATTAGTCCAACCTGTAACCAGAATGTGTCAGTTCCATCTCTTACATATTGAAGATACGATGATGCGTCACCATCATTATATATCCAAAAATCTGCTATTCTAGGACCAGTTGGTTGTGTAGCACTTACAAAAACTCTTGGTGTGTACAATAGATAATTTTCGTCTGGATTACCTTCTCTGCTATAGACACTATATTGTGTACCAATTCCCCCAGATACAATTAATGATCCTGAAGAAGTTGATGTTGATTCTGTTCCAAGTCCTACATCTGTGTTAGAAAGTATATTTAAATCACCGCTACCATTATAGTAAAATACGCTACCTATATTAATTTGATTATCAACACCGTCGACTAAATTGTCGCCGCTAATAGAAATATTTCCACTTCCTGTAATCATATTTCTTGCAACATCTGACCCAATAAGAACATTGGCTGAGCCGGTGGTCATATTCTCAGCAACACGGTCTCCAAAGAAGAAATTTTTTCTTCCTTCAACTAAATTTTTCCCCGAATCAACTCCAATTCCTATATTGTTATTGCTTAATACATATCTATTAATAGTTCCGTCTGATACGTATGCAGTATATCCAGTTCCGTTAATAGGACTATTTAAAATTAAATCACTATACAGTTTAAATGTTACTGAATCTGTAACTTCAACATAATAATTATTTTCATTTAATTCAATCATTCCTGTAACATCAGTAATTAATACTCTATCACCTGTTATTAAACCATGTGACGCATATGTTGTAATTATTACTGGATTAAGTTGAGCTGCATTGCTAATAGTAGCCACTACAGATTCTGCAATAGTTCCTAAATTTGAAAGTGCTCCGTCACCAATTGCTATAGAATTTGTAATTCCTATACCTTGCCCTAAAGCGTTATTTCCAATTGCTATACTTTTATATGCTTTAATTGATTTTGTAAGAGCATTATAACCAATTGAAATAGTATTTTGTCCATCGGCTGGTATTATTTCTGTATAAGTTCCAACAAAAGTAATGTTATTTCCGTTATCAATTCCTTGTCCAATAGTTAAATCGTTAACATGTATATCTTGTTTAACCCATAAGTTTTTACCAATACCAACTCCGCCTGTAACTACTAATGTACCAGATGCAGTACTGGTTGAAATAGATGTAGTACCAGTCATTAATATACGTACAGCACCTTCACTGAGATTGCTGTACATATTTGCTTTGTCAAATTCAATATTACCAAGACTAGAAGCATATCTGGTTTGTAATAACTGATTTGTGATCAAAGTAAAACCAGTAGTGCTGGTTGTTTCAGGCAGTTGAGGCATAGCGCCTTCAAGCGGAAGAAATTCTCCACTGCCGCCAGATCGTAATTTTGATGCACTTAGTAAACTAGACATATTTTATTCTCTTAAGTATTTGCTGTTTCCAATATGCTCAACGTTAATTGGAGTGTTGAAGTAGCAGTAGTATTCGAGTATCCACGTATACTATCTAATTCTTCTAATATTAGTTTTCCTGTTAATACAGATGCAGAATCTCCTGCTGGAATTAAAAAATTCTGTACCAAATAACTATCTGTATTACCCAGCTGTTCTCCATTACCCTGTGCATCATTTCTTATTTTTCTATTTCTATGATGTAAAAAACTGCATGATTGTGTTTGTGTAGTAATATTGGCCACTTGGGCCATTAATACAATAGCAGTAGTACCAATGGGTGCTGTATACACTGTGGATGTAGTTGGTTTATCACCATTATATTGAAAATATGAAGTTGATGTTGTCAACTTTGATGTTTTAGTTAAAAATTTGTTTAATGGAATTAACGCCATGATTTATCCTTTTATATTATCTTATACCATTCCGCCACCTTCAATTGCAAGTATGAACGGAGTCATATTAGCAAATAAAGATTTAGTAAATGTTCTACCACTTAGAACACCGGTTGCCTGACTAATAACTAATCCCGGGCCAATGCGGAAATCACCATTTTGATCAGATGAGGTAAAGAATACTTTACCACTATCAAGTTGAACAACTTCTTTTCCTTGTACAGGATCAGCAACACCTCGTTGTGGTAATGCTCCGTAATTGGTACCGGCACCTACATATTCAAACACATAACCGCTAGCACTAATATAACTTCTTTGATAGAAATTAACTGTAGCGCCATCTGGGAATAAATCAGTTCTGGTAATGTTTTCTCCAAGTTGTATAATATGATGTGTACCTGCTCTTGCCCAATAACTCAATCCAGTTAAAACAGAATTATATCTTCCACCGGTTTCTATATCATATATTAATCTTTGTAAAATTATTCCAAAATCACGTCGACATTTATAGTCATCGTAAGTAGTAAATCCAAGTCCGCCACCTACTCCCACTGGTGCTTGAATATAAGCACTGACTTCACTGGTCAAGAAACCTATATTCTTTTTAATCAATGTAATAGCATCTCCGGCACCTTGTACAGTAGGACCAGTTTTAGTTCTCAATGCAGGTTTAATTACTAATTCGGCGCCGGCTGCTGTATTTGCCTGCGGTGGGGTAGCCGTAGAAGGTTTAATAATTTGCTCAATCTCACCAAAGCGCAAATCTATAAATGATATAGCATACTGTCCATTTTGCACCATTACATCTATATATTGAGTTGCAGTAGTTTGGAATAATGGAGTCACACTATTATTTTGAACAACGTCGTGAATCAATAATCTTAATTTTTCTAAAGACGCTATATGTACATCTACTTGATCAACAGTAACATTAGTATTGGCAGTAGATAATATATTAGATCCCACTGGTATATTACTAGGTGGAGTTGCTATCTCACTACTTAGTACGGTATAATAAGAGTTACCGCAGAAATATAAACTAAAATAATTATTATTATAAAGTTCGCCGGTGTTTATAGGATCAGATCCTCCACTAGTCAACGCAAGATTCAATGTAACACTTTGATATCCTATTGCTGTAACTTGTGTGCCAGTAGCAGCATATGGATTTCCATTGGAGCCTACTAAACTATTATCCTGATCTCTAATGTATAAGTAATTTCCAATAGCAATACCGGTTGTATCTATACCAGTTAAAACAATAGTACTAGTGGTTAGTGTTCCTGTATTAGGAGCAGCATTTAAAAAGCCTGGAAATCCTTGCTCGTTAACTTGATCAACATATTTTAACAAATTTGGATCATATGTTTTTTCAGGAGGAATAATTTCCATTACCAAACTAATATGTGGACGATCATCTATATCGGGTATGAATACTTCCATTCTAGCGTTGTTTGGCCAGAATCCGTCGGGATAATATTGATCAAACCCGTCTATACCTGGACTTTCGGGATATGCTTTAAATCTTGGATTGTAAACAGTTCCACTAAATTTTCGTGTTCCATAACCTGTTGATAGTAAACATATATCGCCAAAGTTGGCATTACTGTTAACAATACTTGCAATACCGCCATTATCTGTTTGTACCCCAACTGAACAGAAAATTGTAAACACAGAAACTAACTGTGCATATCCATCATTGGTAATATGTATACCTCTACCGCCTTGATTAACTTGAGTAAATGCATCATACACAAAAGACTGTATAGGACTACGGGCAGATATAACGGCGCCGTCAACTAAACTTCCGCCCATACTTCCAATTGAATCTACTTTACGAGCATTCCATGTACTGGCTCTGCCGGTATATTCCAAACTCTTGGCTTCTACTTGTGAATCTTTCAATGGAAATATTAAAATGTCTCCAAAATATAAAGTAGAATTAGTTCCAAATCCAATAGTGGGTGCGCTTAGTCCAATGCGATATTGATTTGTATCAATTTCTTGTATACTAGATACAGTTGGTGATATTTTTACATCAGCACCATTTAATCCAGTTAATGAGAACAAACCTCCACCTGCGTAAATAGGCGGAGCATATTGTGGACCTCTTTCAATAATGTCGGTGATAATTCCAAAATTACGTGACACTGCTTCTTGTGGCATGTAGTCTCCGCCGTACTGGAAGAAAGTGTTAATTACTTGAGGTATACTTGTTTGAGACTGTGGTGTTACTGGTTGATTTGCAATAATTTGTAATGCTATATCTCTAGCATAATTAAGAGCCATGGTGGTAGTAGTTTCTTGTCCGGCAACATGGTTAAATCCAAAATTCCAATATGCTAATCCAGCCTCTACTGATTTTTGATTTCCACCTAATAAAATATCTTGACTAACTGCATCTACAATTAATCCTGTATCTCTATAGCACGATGCTTCGTCATAATTAAATCTACCGGCATTGTAAGTTTCATCTATGAAAGCAATTACTTCTTCAACAATAAATTGTCTGTTGGCCTTTAATATAGTACATGCTTTAATAATATCGTCGTCAGTAGTTATTGTCAATGATATTGGAGTAGGATCTGGATCTTTATTGTTTATGTCATCAATGATGTCATTAATTATAATTACTTTATCATTTAACGATGAAGTTGGAGCAATGGTAGGTGTATCCAAAGATAAGTTTTGTTTTACTCTTCTTTGTTTTGTTGTTGTTACAGGAATATTTTGTATAATTTGTTGTGCAATTGTAGATAGATAATTAAAAGCAGCAGTTGTTTGTACAATTTGTCCTGCAATACTTGATCCATTTTCATCTGAAAATCCAAGATACAATACACCTGCTTGTATACTTTGACGATTACCACCATTTAATAAATCAAAGCATATGCAATCAATAATGTGTCTTACATCACGTTTACATTTAGTTTCGTCGTATGCTGTAAAATTAAGGCCAGTAAATGCACCATTTGTAATGCTTGTGGCTGCTCGTATATACGAATTTACTTCGTCGGCCATATAATTTTTATTGAATTGCAACAATGCAAAAGCATTCTGAACACCAAGAAGATCGCTTGGTGATCCATTAGGAATAATACTATCAGTCCAGAATTTATTAGTTCCGTTAATAATATTAATTATTATATTGAACAATGGATTAATTATATCCGCTTCGGCATTAGTAGCAGATTCTAATGATATAGTTTGATCTGTACCGCCAAATCTATAAACTAAATCATCACTATATGTGACATTCTTTATAATTTTAACAGATAAATCTTTTAAATATTTAATGGCATTGATAGTAGGTAACAATTCACTTTCTATAGTACCAGTGTATCCACTTTGATTCCAATATTGTATTCCAGTAAAATTAGATTGTGTAATTCCATCGTACAATAAATCGTATGTAATAGAATCAACAATTAATCCTGTATCTCTACGACATTTAATTTCGCTATAAGGAAATCCTCCAGTGCCCGTATCATATATAACACTATTAATATAGTTAACAGTATCTTCTTGAATAAATTTTCTGTTAGCCTGCATTAATATTTCAGCACTTACAAATGCCGCATCGGGTCCAGTATTCTTATAAACAGGTGGAGCAACATCTGGTCCATAATTTATAATATTTGTTATTGTACCAACTAATTTTGTAATAGAATCGTTTGAAACATCCCCATCGAGTAATACAATATTAATAACTTGAGAATAAATTCCGCCAGGAGTTGTATTTGTACATGGAGTATTAGTTATTACTTCTAACATTCTATCACGTAAATATTCAATTGCATCTGTTGTCTGTGTTTCTTGACCTGCAATTACACTAACGACACCTTTCCAATATGACAGTCCGCTTTCAACGGCTTTCTCATTTCCACCAAATGCTGCATCATATGCAATATTTTCAACCAAAATTCCAACATCTCGACGGCATTTTTCTTGATTATAGGTAAAATTGTTCCATATACCAGTATTAGTTAATATCTGTTGGTTAATGTAGTTAACAACCTGTTCTTGTAAAAATGGTTTATTGGCCAATAGTAATGTACGAGCGCTAAAGAATCCTGGATTTTGTGCTCCAGCATTAATAGACATACCTTGGGTGATAGTGCCTGTATTAACTTTTACAACAATTGTAGTTGTATTTGCTATCCATGTTCCTGTTCCAACAGCCGCCGGTACTTGAACAGTTTGACTAGGTACAAACATAGTACCATCTTTTAACCATGGTCCACTTTGATTAGTACAGTTTTGTACATATGGTGAATGGAATAAATCTATACGGTTATCACCTGTCTGAGGAGGAAATGCTGTAGCATAGGCACCTCTGTTATAACCAAGTGCATATTGTCCTTCAAGTAATCCACTTCTTCCATTTAAGAAAGTCATGTAGTTAAGATAACATCCGCTTTCTAAATGAAACAAGTCTTGTGTTTTGTTAATAGGTTCAATAAAAGTTGTACGGATATCACTACCACGAACACTAGTATATGGTTTTAATCTAAGAGGATTGTCTTCTAAATAAAATCCAGCACTGACTAAAATTTGTGTACCTGGTTGATAGTAAGGACTATTAATGGCACCTCCAATTGTTCGGCATGCTCTACTAGCATCCATGGCGCGGCCATCATTTGTATCATCGCCATCAACTGTTACATGGAGTGTGTTGGTTACCATTGGAGCAGTACCGAGTGGATTAACTCCTCGTACTCTTATGTCTCCAAATATATCAGTTAACCCGTCATATGGCTTAACTTCAATAGTACCTGTAGTAGATGTAATTAATCTAGTATATATATCATGTACATATGCTTCGGCCCATTGAGTAGATGTATTACCAATGTGTCCTTTTAAATCTTCAGCCGGCAATATATCCCCGCCAATAGTCATTGTACTAGCAATACCAACACCACCTTGTACTACCAATGCACCTGTTTGTGTACTTACTGATTGTTCAGTTTCTGCTATTAATGCTCTATCAGTTTTTAATTTTCCATAGAATGGATTGTATCTTAAACCGCCAGTAACTCCGTCGGAATCAACAAATACTATTTGTTGTGTTGAACTTCCTAGAACAAATGTAGGAAAGAAATCTAAATCTACATTAGTAACAGTGGTAAGAATAGATAACGATGTATTAGCAGTTTCAATTCTACCATATATAAAACCACCAACGTTTAAATCTTTTTCAATACCAACACCACCAGATACATATAAGGACGCAGTATTTCTATGCTCAGGAGTATCATACATGTTGAGTGGATCGTACGGACGTCCGTAACGATTTTCAACATTGGTTAAATCAAGTATTCTTTCTTGTTGTATATAAGCAATATTCCAAGAATTAGTTGCTGTACCTAAATTATAAGTAGATGATGTTTGTGGAACTAAACTGCTTATAAAATTGGCCTTAACATCGATAGTGTTTGTAGCATTTAATCCTAATTGTGTATCACCGGCGACGGTAACAAGCCCGTTGGCTCCGTTTACTACAATTTTATAATCGCCTGGTAAATTTAATACGTTAGTTGTCATTCTCTGATCCTCAGATGTATTTATTTGTTAATGTATTCTTATCTCAACTCCAGCCAACGCAGCACCAGTTTTATGTGGCCAATGTGGATGACTTTTAAATCGTATTACTATTCCAAATGATGAATTTTGTAATTTTGGAATTGATAATTGTGCATTCCATATATCGTTTTCTCCACCATAAAGAGTGGTAGGATCTAAACTGTTTGATGCTTGGTTATCACCAATCAATTCATCATCTAAACATAGTTGTATAGTTTCGTCAGAAATTCTACCATGTCTTTTTATAGATAATCTCATTTCAACACCAGAAACAGTATCTGGTAAATTTTGAAAATTAAATCCAGTAGATTTTATGTAATAAGTTTTTTCAACAAAATCGTGATTAGGTTGTCTAGCAATATGTAACAAATCTCTTGATGTTTTTATTGGTTTACCATCAAGATTTCTAATTCTATGAAAATTATCAATATCTAACCATGATACGTGATTATCTTCAGTTTCAGGTTCAGCATATTGAGTTACAGAGGTAGGCAAGGTCCAATTAGTGGTCATACCATTATTTACCTATAAAAAAAATAAGGGAGACAAGCCCCCTTATTTTTATACATAGTATTGATTATATTGTTTGAGCAAGACTAACCACTGTTCCTGTTGCAGCACCTAATGTCCAACCTGTAGCCACACCATTACCAACTAAGAATGCTGTAGATACAGTACTTTGATAAACAAGTGCTTTATGAGCAGTTAATTTATTAACAGTGTATGTGCTACCATTCCAGTCTGTTGCAATAATAGACATTTCGCCAGCGGCTAATGTAGTAGTATTAACTAATTTGCAGATTCCTTGACCTTGAGCATTTTGAACCAAATAACGACGGCTACCTTCTTGTTTAAGAATATCGCCAGAATCAATTGCACTACTTCCTGTAGTTAGATATGAAGTGAAAGCAATAGCATTTGGACGACCAGTTGTTAATACTGTACTAATAGTAGTTGCTGTACCTGCTACTTTTGCTGGACTAAAAGTTAAAGTCACAGAACCTGTTGAAGTATAGCCTGAACCAGAATCAGTAACTTGCAATGCGGTAATACGACCCGGCTGTGCCATACCTGCATCAGCTAATCCTGCTACATATAAAACAGTAGCAGTACCAGTTGCTGGACGACCACCTGCTGTTGATGGAGCACTTGCTGTCCATGTAACTGCTGTACTAGTACTATAACCTGCATTTGTTAATGTATTAGCAACACCAATAGATGCAATACCTTCATTACCTACACCAGTTCTGCCACCAGTTGCTTGATTCTGATAGGGGGTAATTAAATTACCAAAAAATGTCTTTTTAATTGGACGTCCCATTTTGTTTCTCCTTAAAATAAACTAGTAGATTCTATCTACTACGCGGTGGGGTACCGCATAAACTCTAACCTAAGAGTGAACAATAGTATTTATGTAATGGTCAACAAAAAACCCACCAAAGTGGGTTTTTGTTTGTATTTCAAATAACGGATTACTTGAAGCTTACAGTTGCGTTTGTAATAGATACACGACCTAGATAGTCGGCAGCGTTACCTAGAGAAGACGCAGTATTGTTCAACTCAACATAGCCGTAGCGTGTCAAGAAGCCAACTACTGGCTCAAAAGTTGCTGGATCTAGAACAACACCAGAACTCATTAGAGGAATGTATGGGCAATAGAACGCAGCAGCATCTGCTTCGCTAGTACCTTTGTATCCGATAAGAACTTGGTTGTCATCGTCTGTATCACTCTTGTATGCGTCAACATAAATTCTCATTGCGCCATTCAATGTACCAACAAACTTAGTGTTTGTAGGTGCTTCAAATGTACCTTCTGTTGTACGAGCAAATGCGCTTGTAGTAGCAGATTGTAGAATTGTCAATGCTTGGTTAGAAACAACAGCCCAGTTACCAGAACCACGACGTGTACGTTGAGCAATCAAATTGCTTACACGGTTGATTTGGATAGCAAGAGCAGCGTGCTCGTCACCTACGAATGTAGCAGTACCTGAAACTAATGACTGGTCATATGTTTCTTCGATAGTTGCTAAACGACGTAGACTTGCTAGAATTTCTTGGTCAATTTCAGCAGTAATTTCTTGTGCTAGAGCAGCCATGATTTCTGCTTCGATGTCAATACCTTGTTGGGCTTGTGCATCTTGAGCAGCCTCAAATGTCCAACGTGCGCTTAGTTTACGTGACTTAGCTTCAACTGGAGTCTTCAAGATTTGGATGCTCATACGCTTGCCTGGTGAACCTTCAAGAACAGATGTTGTTTGGGCACCTGCTGTAGCACTGTTGTTACCAGAATAAGCGGCTGCAATCTTGAATGGGCTTAGGGCCTCTTCACCTGCATACACTGTATCACCGGAAGCAACGCCATCAGCGTAGCGAACACGTAGAGTGTGGATTTGACCAACTGGACCAGTCATTGGCTGAACGCCGATGATTTCGTTGGCAATAACTGTAGGCATAACACGACGAATAACTGGAAGAATTACACGGTTTAGTGTAGCAATGTTTCCAGCGGATGTTGCACCAGCAGTTGCGCTTTCAGCCAAATGACGGCGTGTATTTTCTAGGCATACGCCCATAGATGCACGACGGTTACCTTGTAGGCCTTCAAGCAGAGCTTCTTTGGTCTCTGACCATCTTTCATTTAATAATTGTGACATTTACGTCTCCTTGAATATAATTATTTTAGACCCGCTAATTTGCGGATATCTAAGATGTTATCTAAGCCTACCTGTGGCTTGCTTTCTCGATTTCCAGTTACTTCAGAACTTTCAGTTAATGTTGCTTTCGCTGTCTTAACTGTAGCACCTTCCATAACAGTGGGTAGGTATTTCTCAAATGCTACTGATAATCTCTTGGTCTCTACAGACTCAAGCAATTGATTCATTAGCGCTCTTTTTTCACCAGATATTGGTGATAACAACTCAGCCATAACTTGCTTACGTTCCATTAAATCTTTAGTAACACGAATTTCGCGGTCTTTAGATTCAACAATTGTAGCTTTTTCTGTTAAAGCATCTTTTGTTTCTGCAAGTTCTTGATCTTTCTTAGCAATGATCTTTAACAATTTACTTGTTTCAGATTTTTCATTTAAGAATGATGCAGAATACTCTTGTGCAAATGCTTCATACAACTTACGTCCAAATGAGTTGTTACGGGCACTATCGATATCTTCTTTCAATTGCTTGATTTCAGATCTCATTTGTTTAGTGACTGTAGCCTCTACTACCTGTGCGCTACGTTGAATGAAACGTTGTTTAATTTCTTCAAACTTGTTTTTTGCTTCGCGAACTAACTTAACTTTCGTTTCGGCTAGGTCACGCTTGTCAACTGCAAACTCTCTAATTTCTTTTGCTAGAGCGTGTACAATAAACTGTTCTAATTTGCCAAAGTTCTCAGCAACTTTCTTACGATCGCTTTGGAACTCTACAACTTCTTTGCCCAATTGCTTGATAACAAAACCTTCTAGTTTCTTAGCATCTTCGGCAATACGTTGTTGGTATGCTACTTTTGCTTCTGCTAGTGCTTTTTTGTCATTATACAATTCGGCCATTTCTACGGCCAATCTGTCGCTTAACATCTTGTCGATTGCTTCAACCATAACTGTTTTGTCATGACTGTATTTTTGTGCAAATTCTTCACGAAGTTCTGCGGTAACTTGGTCGCGATTCTCTTGAATTTTCGTAGCAAAGGCAGACTCAATAACAGATCTTGTTTCTTCTGTCATTACGCCTGACTCCACTAATTGTTTGAATGCGTCCATCTTTTTCTCCTCGGGCTTATTTTAGACCTTTAATAATCTTCAAGAGAGACTCTTGAAGATACTTTTGGGCCTTTGGATCTTCTTTTACTTCTTTAGCAACACTAAAGGCACGATTTCCACCTCTTGTGTTCATGAGATGCTCATAAACAGGAGTAGGATATGCACCAGGTGCGCTAGGTTGTGCAACTACATCTACTGTGATAATCTCAAAATCGGATACTTTGCCAGACATTTCATCAACGTTGCCGCTGCCTCTACTGCTGACACCTAGTTTCACTCCGCTTTCAAGCATAGTACGAATTAAGTTACCCATTGGTGTTGGCAAAATCTTCATCTTGCCATAACCATTAGGACCTTCCATCCACATTTGAGTAATCATATGGGATACACGGTCCAAATTTACTTTTAGATCATCTGGATGGTCTACTTCACCTAACACAGAGTATCCACTTTGTAATTGATCATTTAGTGTTTTCACAGCACGTTCAATTTCATCTACAGGGTAGACTCGTTGATTTGCATTGCGAATACCACCTTGGATGGCAATACCTTTTAAATAAAGGCTCTTGCCATCCTTGTCATCCGACTCCATCATGATGCCGGCCTGATCAAAACTTAGGTGTTCTCTTAGATAAGATACTTTCATCCTAGTGCTCTAATTAATTAGCTGGCTTCAAGAATTGCTTTACAGGGCTAACACTGGTTTGACCAGCTTTGTCGCCTGTACCGGAACCTACTGGGCCTGGACCAGAACCTTTCTTCTCAGCACCATGACCGTTGGCAACTTTACCTAGTGTCTTAACACCAGACTTCATACCGTCAACGTTGTGGATACCGCTAGCAAACTTTTCACCGGCAGTTTTTGTAATACCGTTGTTTACTTTGCCAGGGCTTGTACCAGTGTTGCTTTGACCTTCTGTAGAACCTTGTACCAAGTTTCTACCATTTACATTTGCCGGTCCTGGCTTGTTTTTACCAGAAGCAATTGGGCTACGTCCTTCAACTGGAGAGCCATCTTTCTCACCAGTGCCTGCACCTAAGTACTGACCTTGACTCTTTTGGCTACCAGATTTATCCCAGTCGTTACCAACTTTCTCTGTATATTCACGTGTGATACGACGACCTTCAAATGCTGGCTTTCCCATCATCATACCTTCATCTTCATCATCCATTCCCATTTTTGGCTCTTCTTCACTACCAAAACCACCATGTGATGCTTCACCGCCCTGGGCTTGTTCTAGTTCAGCAAAGGCTGCTTCAAGTTCTTGAATAGCAGTTTTGATGTCCATGATTGCGTTATCTTCTTGTGCTTCTGGATTTTCTTCACCATCTGTGTCGTCGGCGCCAATGTCACTACCAAATTCATCAGTAGCATCACCAGAACCACTCATTGGATCTTCTTCGTCATCTGCTTCCATGCTGTAAGAATCTTCTAAGTCCATGGACTCGTCCATATCGGTATCATCAGATTCTTCTACATCATCAGCACCTTCTTCAACAGGATCTTCATCGGGATCTTCTGCTTCTTCCATATCGGTATTTTCTTCTTCTTCTTCAGCGATTAGATTTTCATAAATTTCTCTAGATTTCTCAACAACGATAGCATGAAAAAGTTCTTCGGCTTTTTGCTTATCTTCGTTAACGATGAGATCTAATAGTTGTTCAAACTTTGTAGACATTGCGTGTATTCTCCTTAATTAGATTGCGCGGCAAGGCTGTATTGTGTGTTTATTTAAACACATTTACATAAAGGCATAGGAAACAGGCCTAAAACGAGCCATTATTGATCGTTTGAGGCATTTTTTGATAAAAAATCATTAAATTTTATAAAATTATGCTACAGGTGCTGCCTCAGGAGGCGGAACCGCATACATTTTTCTTACTAAACCTAACTCATTTTTCTTTTCTTCTTCTCTAGCATCACCTGCTTTACGAAGATCATTTAACATACGTAAAGTTAATCGTGTTTTACGTAAATCTTTTGATTTTAATATACTGGTATCATTGTCAGAATTGTATCTCAAGTCGTCAACTTGATTTGCTTGCTGACCGTCAAAATAAATGAATTCGTTTAATAGCATACAAATATTTATGCTGCTGGCGGAGTTTCTGGAGCAGGCGCTGCTGCATTAGGATCTTCCGGCGGTGGTGCTTCTGTTGCAGAATTTAATCCAGATATATCAGATCCTATACCATTTGCAGTAATTCCAACACTTCTAAGTTCAGCACTTGCAGGCAATGTAGCATCTGTATCTATATTTTCTTCTTGCCATAATTTTTCATTATCTGCCATTTCTTCTGCTGTAAGCCCTAAGAAACGTTTTAACGCAAATCGTTTACTGATTTGTGGAATAGCAATCATAGTATTAAATGTATTAACACGGGCTGTATCCATTTCTGCTTGACGATAACTGGCAAAATTCTGTGGAGGATTAAACTTAACTTCAAATAAATTGCTGTCTATGTTGATGCCTTTATTATGCAGATACAGTTTAAATTCTGTATCAAACTGTTCATTCATTAAGCTTTGTAGTCGTTCACAATACTTGTTAAATCTAAGTTCCTGTATGTATGCTGTTCCAACTCTACCATCATTAAAATTGCTTCCTCCATCGTCAGAGCCGGTAGGAAGATAAGTGCTAGGTATGCGTAGAGCACGAAACAACTTATTAGTAAAATACTTAAGATCATCAATTTCTCCTAGGTTAGTACCACCTGGCAATACTTCAACTTTACTGCCTCTACCCTCTGCTGTTTGTGGGAAAAAGTAATCTTCATTGATGCTAAGTGGATTATATCCAGCATCGACTACACTTTGACCTCCACCCGTTGCACTAGGAATACGGCGTTGATTAACTTCGTTTTTAACACGCTCAACGAATCCCATGGCCAAATGGCTTGGCATATTTCCTACATCAATATAGAATACACGACGTTCTGGAGCACGTTGAATACGATATATTAGAATTGCATCTTCTAATAATTCTTTCTGTTTGAATACTTTAAAAATGCTTTCTAATAAACTAGTACCAAAAGGAAAATTATTATCTAATCCTTCACTCATGCTAATATGTATTACATGTTTAGCATCAATTGCATATTGATTTTCATGTCTACCAAATCTACTACCAGTAATATTGCTAGGATATGATCCAGTCATTCCCCTACTGCCACCAGCACCTGCTTGCCCTGGGCTTGTTCCGCCTCCAGCATATTGGCTACCTCCACCTGTAACATTACTAGGATTAATTGCAGTTGTTGCTAATGTTTCTAAGTTAGGGTTAAAGTCTCGAATCATATATTGTTCAGGCTTTTTTCCTTCTGATTCATTAACAATAATACGATCTACTTTGTTAGGATCTATGTACATCCACGACTGTGTTTCTGGATCTCTAACAAAGAAAGTATCACCATATTTGAAACTGTTACGAACTATTTTAAAAATTCTAGTTTGAAATTTGTTTAGTTTGGTCCACTGTTGCATGTACTTTCTAATGACTTTAATTTCAGTACTTGTGGCTTGATCTTTAAAAAATACTCTAAATGGAGTGCCATTTTCTTCATTTGCTTGACTACAGAATTCTGCTAAAATGTCTAATGCAGCATTGACTTCACTGTCTGAATCCATGGTGTCATATTGACCATAACGTTCTAAACGGTTTGGATGACCTGAATAAACATCTGGAAGATAACTAGAGTAATTGCGATGAGTTGGACTAGTTTGTGAGTTGTTATTAGTCGACCCGCTGATAGGACTCAAATTCCCCGATGCATTTACCGGCGTAAAATACTTTTTCCAACCAGCCATTATATATTTTCCTTAAAAACTAAACAGGTTACCACCTAAAGATTTAGTAGCAGATACGCCTTGTTTGGTGTGATCTGCTGTTTCTCTAACATACTTTAATACATCTGCCATCTGCTTATTTAATGATTTTAACTCGTTTACTAAATTATTTGAATCGCTCGATGCTGTTGAAGTAGCAGGTGTACCAGTAGTAGTAGCAACAGGTTCAGATGATCCAATTGCCTTGTTGACTAACCCAGTTATGCCGCCGGCAATTGCTTGACCAACGCCAGGCGTTGCATCTTTAATTTTTTGCATTGATGCTGCTACTTTATCTAATTTTCCAGTATCTAACCCACTTAACCTAAAAAGACTAGTTGTTAACATGTTTAAAGCCAATGCAGCAGGTATTCCAATTACTCCAAATGGTGCCCAGGTAGCCAACCCTACTCCTAACTTACCTATACTTAATGCAACTGCACTTAATGCATCACTATTGAGTGCTGTTATTCTATCAAGACCATTTACAAATAGAGGCAATGTTAATCCCATTACTCCCATTGCAGCAGCAAACGGAATTAATGCCACACTCATTGCAGCAATAGCAACAGAACCTGCAATTATAAAAGGAGTTGCAAGTCCTAACACCGATGCTAATAATCCTAGTCCTCCTAGGGTAACAAAACCTTTAGCCATGGCTTCCCAAGAAATTGAAACAAATTCTTGTAATGCTTTTGCTGTAATATATAATGTGCCTGCTAGTAATCCTAGTGTAACTGCTCCTAGCATGGCTTGTGGTGTTCCTAATGCTCTTAGTCCTTTGGCTAGACTTTGTAACAT